GTTCGTGCCTAAATGCGCTAATTTGATGTCGTCGTCGTCTACAGTCGGACGGCTGGCAGGTGTTCTTATGGCTGCATTGCCGATAAGGTATTCCGTTGATTCATCAAAAAATGCTGCTAAAGCATCGACTGTATCCGTATCTGGATCACGCATGCCTTTTTCCCAGCCTGAAATTGTATTTTGAGCATCCTGTAATTGCGTTGCTAAATCTTTTTGCGATAAATTTTTCTCTTTTCGCAATTCTCTGATGCGTATCATACAATTCACCTCGATGCCATCATATCACTAAAAGTAATATAATTAAATATTATATCGCAACAAGCGAGAAAATTTTTCAAAACCTATTGACATATCGCGTATAGTGATATATGGAGGTGAGGGAGGATGCTGCTCTGGATATTGTTTATGCAAGAAATCGCGTATCTGGCAATTTCGCTGGTAGCGTGCGCTGCGATGAACCGTTGTAATGACTGGCGCGTCTGGCTGGTTATTATACCGACCGACATTTTAGCCGTTACGACGTTTTTGACATTGTGCTGCAATTATCTGCGCTTTTGAGAAGGTATTTTTAGGTCATTCTGCATAGAGAAAATCATATTCAAGTATGCGGAACTGAGGTCGTTAAGTATCTTCGTATCGTCGATGAATCCGCTTGAAAGATGTAACAGAGACTCGCTTATCTGACGTTGAAGGTCAGAAATGAGCTCCAACGTTTCGATAGAGGCATATAATTCGGCAGCTGCGGCTGCGCGTTCAGTTTGGGTATGTTGTTCCGCAGACGGATGGCGCAAATACAAGCTGACTGCTTCGATATATGGGGGATAAGTTGACGAACGAGCCTTAAAAAAGCGTTCAGTTTGCTGCAATTGTTTGTCGTAGTGATAACGAATCCATGTATTTACTGGCGAGGAAATAATTGCAGCAACAGAAATAATGCCGGATACGATAGTGACAACCGCTGCGATATCCATTATCTACACTTCCTTTCCATGAAATTTTATCACGAAAAGGGACGAAACACCAGAAAGAAGGTGAGAAAATGAAGAAAATCAAAGAACTGCGACAGGCGAAGGGTCTGCGACAGGTGGATATGGCGGCACATTTTGGTGTTGGCCAGACCGCAATAGTCAAGTGGGAGAGCGAAGGATTGTACCCTCCGTCCCGACTGCTGCCGGAAATCGCAATCTATCTCGGCTGCACGCTGGACGATCTGTACAAGGATGAAAAGGAGGCAATCTAATGGCTGCGAAATACGCAACAACGGCTGATCTGGCCGAGCGGTGGCTCTGCTCGCCGGATTACGTCCGGATGATTATCCGGGAGGGCAAGCTCAGCGCCGTGAACCTCGGCGGGTGGAAAATCCGCTGGGACGAGGTCTACCGCTACGAAAAGGAGCGGGAAAAGGCCGACACCGAGATGCTGCGGCAACAGCGTCTTGGGTTTGTTCGTTGATAAAAGAATACAGCAAAAAGAAAGGGATGTCCACGATGGCAGGATACCAGAACATCTACCAAGCTGCCCGTGAGGGTGCGTCTTTGACGCAGGAAGCCGCAGCGGAGCGCCTTGGATGGTCCGTGCGTAATTTGCAGGCCATCGAGCAGGAAGAGCGCGTGCCGACGGCGGTGCGTGTGGCCGAAATGGCCGAGCTCTACCGTGCACCATGGCTGCGCGGCTATTACTGCAATCGCTGTCCGCTCGGTACGCTCTGGCAGCGGCCGGAGAGCAACGTCGAGCTTCAGCAGCTTGCGCTCGAGGTGAGGCTGGAGGTAGATGACACAGACCAGGAGCGAGCAGACGCGCGCGAGCTGTCCATCATTGCCCTCGATCGCAAAATCGACGACGAGGAAATGCCTCGATATAACGCGATTTTGAAGCGCATGCTGCGCCGGGCGTTTCTGGCTGAAATGGCCGTTATCAGCGGCGAAACTTCAAAGGAGAAATGAAAATGCAAATTTGCGCAAAAAAAAGTGCCCACACGGCGGCAACCGTGCAGACACAAATGCATAGCGAATACAGTCATTATACTAACACAAGCGCCCGGGCGCGTCAAGTCCGGAAAAAATCTTCAACAGATAAACATATCCGTGCGGCGTTGACAGCCATCGGCTTTGCGCTGCTGATCGCGGCGGCGAGCGCCGATAATGCGGAGCTGCTGGGCGGCCGTGCGACGCTCTTTGTCGCGGCCGTCGGCGTGCTCGCCATGTGGACGGGCACCGCGCGGAATGCGTAGAAAAGGGGTTAGATATGCCAGCAAAGATAAATTGGACGGATGAGATGCTAGACCATCTCGTCCGCCAGAGGGAGGCCGGAGTACCGGCACGAAAGATCGCGGAAGAGCTCGGCGTTGGCAGTACCACGCTTGAGCAGAAAATCGCAGAATTATGCGACGACGGTCAACCCTTGAGAAAAAGGGTGAAGCAGGAGTGGCCGCAGGATGACGTAGATCGCGTCATCCAGATGGCCCGGAACGGCATGACCGCGCCCGAAATCGCGGACGAAATCGGACGCTCGACAGCGTCCGTGAACTCCAAGCTCGCCAAGTTGAGGCGCGCCGGTGTGCTGCCGTGGGTCGGCCAGGGAACCGGCCGCAAGCACAGCAGAAAAGAACAGGACGGGGAAATGCGGGCGCTCCTGCGCCGCTTCACCGCGGCGTGCGAGGCCATCAAGGAGGCGACAGGGTATGGCAGATAAGCCGAGTTTTTACAGCATCCTGACCGCCGACGTGCGGTATGATGAACGCCTCAGCTTTTTCGCCCGTGTGCTCTACAGCGACATCACGGCGATGTGCAACGTCAAGGGCTACTGCTCGGCCGGAAATGAGCATTTTGCGGACAAGTTCAAGCAGAGCAAACGCACGGTTTCGGGCACAATCGCGCGCCTGGCGGAGCTCGGATATCTCCGTGTCGAGGTCATCCGAGATGCCGGAAAAACCGTCGTTGAGCGCCGAATCTGGGTGCAGGCGAACGCTCAGGAAGCAATGGAAAAAGTGACTGACCCTATAGAAGAAAATTTCCATACCTATAGAAAAAAACTTCCTGACCCTGTAGAAGAAAATTTCCAGGATATAAAGGAGAATAATACAAGAGATAATAATAACCCCCTTACCCCCACGGGGGAGAGCGAGTTATTTGACGAGTTCTGGGCGGCCTACCCCAAGCACGTCGCCAAGAAACCGGCGCGCCGGGCGTGGGATAAGCTCCACGCAGACCGTGACCTGCTGGACGCGCTTTTAACCGCGCTCGAGTGGCAGACGCGCACGGAGGCATGGCAGCGGGACGGCGGCCGCTACGTACCTAACCCGGCAACATGGCTTAACGGCCGCCGGTGGGAGGACGAGCCGCAGGCGGAAACCGGACCGGACAAGCCGCCCAGGCGGCGAGAGGAGGTTGAGGTGTGGTAAACAAAGCGACGCTTGCGGCCGAGTACAGCGTCATTGGCGCGCTGCTGCTCGACCCGAGGATCGCAGGCGAGCTTTTCGCCGCGACGCGCGAGAGCGATTTTCTCCGCGCTGAGCTGCGGACGGTGTACACGGCGGCACGCGAGATCTTCAACCGCGGCCGGCCGCTCGACCCGGTGACGATCCGCGCCGCCATCGGCAAGGAATACGAGCCGCTGCTGATGGAGTGCATGGACGTATGCAGCACGGCGAGCGCCTGGAAAGCATACGCCGAGGCCATGCAGGAGCAGACGAAAGTCAGCCGCCTGCGGGAACTGGCCGACAAGCTCACGCAGGTGCGCACGAGCGAGGAAGGCCGCGAGCTCATCGCCGCGGCGATGGAGGCCACGGCGGAAAAGCAGGGCGCGGAAATCGTCACCCTGTCGCAGGGACTCGAAACCTTCGCCCTCGAACAAACAGAGAGGCGAAAATTCATCGAGTACGGCTTCAGCCGACTCGACAGCCGCCTGTACAGCGACTTCGGAGATTTCGTAGTGCTGGCAGGCCGCCCGTCCGCCGGCAAGACGGCGCTCGCGCTCCAGATGGCGACGCACATGGGGCGGCGCGCGAAAGTCGGCTTTTACAGCCTCGAGACTACGCCCTCCAAGCTGATAAACCGTATCGTCTCGAACCGCGCGATCATCGACTTCGGCCACATAAACTGCCGGGAAATGACGCCGGAGGAGTGGACGCGGCTCAACCGCCTGCAGCGCGAGATCGCCGAGAGCGACGTCGAGCTGGTACACGCGCCGGGGTGGAGCGTGCAGGACATCATGGACTGCGCGATACGCAGACGGCACAAAATCGTGTTTATCGACTACCTGCAGGAGCTTACCGGACCGGGACGCGACCGCTTCGCGATCGTAACGAACATTTCGCTCGCGCTGCACGCGATGGCGCAGGAGCGCAAGATCATGGTCGTGGCGCTGTCGCAGTTTTCGCGAGCGTCTGAGGCGCGCGACGGCGAGCCGTCGCTCACCGACCTGCGCGAGTCCGGCCAGATCGAGCAGGACGCCGATGCGGTGCTTGCGCTCTACAAGAACGAGGCGGACAGCGCACCGACAAACGAGCGCGTGCTGCAGGTGCTCAAAAACAAGGAGGGCCGCCTCGGCAAAGTCTACCTCGATTTCGACGGCAGCGTGCAGCAGTTTGCCGAGTACATGGACGGCCAGCGCGAGGTGATCGTGCAGACGAAGAAAATGGAGAAAAAGAATGAAGCTAAGAAAAGCAATCCAAAAGCTGCGGTTTGACCGCCGCAGGCTGTACGCACAGAGCAAGCTCGTCGAACCGAGGCTCGCGCGGGAGTACCGCGAGAGAGCGGAAGCTATCGGCGCGGTGCTGGGATATATCAAACGGAACCGGAAGGAGAAACAGCATGATTGAGATTAAAATTAACGGAATGCAGGCCGAATGCAGATTGGATTGCGCGGACGGAGAGATTTTGAGTGATGACATTCGCCGTGTGTTGATCGCGCTGTATCGCGTAGTTTGCGAGGCGGCGAATGACGAGACTGCCGACAAGGCGATGCAGTACATCATGGCTCTGATCGGGTCTGGCGTAATCAAGAAAGACTATGAGCAGATGATGCAGATAGCGGGAGCGGAAAATGGTAACTGAGACCCGGCGCGTCATCTTTCGCCACCCGCGCGGGATCTACGAAACCGTCGAGGTGACGGGCGAGGCCTTCGGCGAGCCGTATCGCTACACCGAAACCGTCCGCACGCCGAAGCGCGACGAGCGGCGCATGGTAAACCCGAAGGAGGACGCCAAGGCGCGGTGCGAGGCAAAGCGCAACGCATCCGCGACGCCAGAGGAAAGGCAGAAGATCGTGGAGCTTTACGAGGCCGGGAACTCCATCCTCGCCATCGCGCGCGGACAGGGCCGCGCCTACGCTGTGGTTTCAGCCATCCTGCATGCCAGCGGCGTAAAAATGCGGTCGCCCGGAAAACAGAAAAAGAAAGGATAAAATCATGAAGAGCATAAGCATAGTGAATCTCAAGGGCGGCGTCGGCAAAACCGTCACCGCGGTAAATCTGGCGGCAATCCTCGCCACCGACTACGGCAAGCGTGTGCTGCTGGTGGACAGCGACCCGCAGGGTGACGCCAGCCAGTACGTCGGCGTAGTACCTGACGCCTGCAGCACGGCCGACCTGTTCGACGGCGGCACAGCCTACTACAAGGACGTCATCCAGCACACCATTTACCGTGATCTGGATATTATCCCGTCCGACATGCAGCTGGCCTCGGTTGATCTGGACGCCGACATTGACCGCAAGCAGGCGGTCCGCGTGTACGCCAATCTGCGGGACGCACTGGTCGAGGATGATGCTTATGACGTGATGATCTTCGACTGCCCGCCGTCGTTCAGTTTACCGTGTATCTCGGCGATTGCGGCAAGCGACACGGTCATCGTGCCGATCAAGCCGGGTGCGTTTGAGATGTCCGGTATGCAGCTGCTTGCCGACCAGATTGCCAGCGTGCGGAACACCGGCCTTGCCAAGCGCAGTGTGTGGGGACTGTTGACCATCTGGCACAATGCAGATGCCACGCGGCAGAGCGAGGACTGGCTGCGAGAGCATAGCCCGATTCCGCTGTTTTACCGGAAAATCCGCCGCACCGACAAGGTGACGGAGAGCACCTACGCCGCACAGCCGGTTACGCGCTGGTCGCCGACCTCGGCGGCCGCCCGAGATTACCGGGCATGGGTCGCGGAGCTGATGGAGGTGGAGTGATATGACAAAGAAATTTAATCTCGCGGAGCTGATGGGCGAGGCGGCGGCGAAGCTGGAGCCGGAAGGGATGCAGGAGCGCGAAATCCCCCTCGACGAGATCGAGGAAAATGAGGCGAACGCTTACGAGCAGACCAACATCGAAGAGCTGGCGGAGTCCATCAAGGTGGTCGGCCTGCATCAGCCGCTCGTCGTATGGCCGAAGCCGGAAGGCGGCTACCTGCTGATCGCAGGGCATCGCCGCCGCAACGCGCTCGCTCTGCTCGGCTGGAAGACGGCCTCCTGCCGGGTGCTGGATAAGGACTTCGATCCGGCACTGCGGACGCTCGTGATGCACTGGACCAACACCATGGCGCGCGGCGGCGGCGGCCTGACCGCGCCTTACATCGCGCAAGCGGCAAAGGAGGTTGAAGAGGCCCTCAAGGACCTGCAGGAGCGTGGCGTTGTAGAGCTGCCGGGCAGGCTGCGCAGTTATGTCGCCGAGGTGCTGCATAAGCACGAGAGCCAGGTCGGAAAAGCGAAAGCAATCGACAAAAATCTCGTGAAAGTCTGGAAGGGCGACCTGAAATGCCAGCGCATCGCGGAGAGCACGGCCTACGAGCTGAGCCAGTGCGACGAGCATTTGCAGCGCGAGCTGCATGCAGCCTACAAAGATCGCCTCTACAGTCTCGACGCAAAAAAGATTAAGGCGCACAGCAGGGCGGCGGAATTTGACTTTGCGCCGCTGACCTGCCCGGAGGCGTCGCCCTGCATAGAGCCTTGCACCGGCGCGGATAAGCGTGCGGCCTGGGTCAAAGACGGGCACTGCGAGGGCTGCTGTCATGAGTGCTCATTTGCCGCCAACTGTGACCGCGTGTGCGGCAAGGTCAAGCAGCGCCTCAAAAACGAACAGGAGCGGCTGGAGCGCGAGGAAAACCACGAGCAGGAGATTGCGGCGTTTAACGCCTCGCCTCTGGCGGCGGCGCGGCGAAATATCCGCTTCGCGCTGGCGTGCAAGGATATCCGCAACGTGGACGATTTGCCAAATGCACGGCATCAGTGGTACATGAGCTGGCTGTGGTCGACGGATCCGCTTGCGTATCATGCGCCCGACCTCAGCGATCTTTTCGAAGTAGCGCAGACGCTCGAGATTGATCCGTTTGAGATGATCTGCGGACGGGAGAGCGGCAGCGTTTGGCGTGAGTACACCGAGGAAAAGCCGCCGGAAGGTGCTCGGGTTCTGTGCAAGCTGTGCGGATGCGCCGGACGGTATGGCGAGTATATCTACAAGGGTGGCAAGTGGTATTTCCCAGATTTGGACGATGACGAGTGCGAAGCAAATATCCTCGTCAGCGCGTGGACGGAGGTGATGCCGGATGGAAATCAAAGCGCTGATTAAGGCGCTGCGGCGGGTGTCGGTCGAGACGGGCTCCATCGCCTGCCTCGGCTGTGGGCACGAGCATAACTGCGGCACGTGCGGCTGTGCGATCATCCGTGAAGCGGCCGACAAACTGCAGGCGGTAGCGGATT